GGGTTTCGTTGTATTAAGTTATGCTCCGAGGTCCAGTTCATTACGCCCATAGGGAAATTTTTTGGTAAAATGGCTTTAATATAAAATTTCTGATATAATAAAAGAAAAAAGGAGATTCATATTATGAATTTAATTAGAGTATTAAACAAATGTCCGGTTAAAGAGAAAACTTTAGACCATATGACTGTAGCTACTATTAATTACAATGGTACTGATTATACTGGTTTTAGTGCTTGTTGCGAGGAAGATGAAGAATTCTATTCTCCTAAAATTGGATTTAATATTGCCCATCAGCGGGCTTTAATTGAAGCGGCTTATTGGGCTACTGCTGATGCAGAACGAGAGTGGAAAATTCTGAATAAGGCTTATAAAGATGCTATGTTTAATCTATATGAAGATAAAGATGCCATTGTAGAAGCAGATCCGCAGAATAGATTTAAAAGACAAGTGCGGATGGCCGAGAATAAGTACCGCCGTTATTCCAGAGATTTAAAGATTCTTAGAAATGAACTTAATGAATATCTTAAGGCTCAAGAAACTGTTATCAGTTCTCTAAAGAGACAGAGACAAAATAAGGACGAAAAGGATTAAATTATTTAATCCTTTTTTTAATATCTCTAGGAGGAATTTCTATTAAGTATTTTATTTTAGGAATCCTCTTTGCCACTATAGGAACTTCTTTACTAGATTTATTAGTAACTATTATTACTTATATTACTGAATTAATTAAGGCTAAATTTAGCATTAAAATTGGAGAACTTAATGCGAAAATAGCTAAGCTGAATGGTGAAGAAGAACCTACTAGAGTAATTGGTTTTACTCTAGGCGAAGAAGGAGATGAAGAAGAAGATGATTAACTTTTATGATACATCTAGTTTGTTACTAAAAACCAGCTTTGACGACGAAAACAAGTTTTTAGTTTCTTCTATTACAATTAAAGAATTAGAAAATATAAAGACTTCTACTCATAAAAATGAAGAAGTTAAGTATTCAGCAAGAAATTTATTAAAATTTTTATATGAAAATACTGATAAGTATGACGTAATTTTACATAAAAGTGCTTACGAAAAACCGATTGTAGAAGCAGATTTCGAGTTGAATAATGATTCTAAAATCCTATCAGATGTTATTTATGCTAATAACAATTTACATATAGATGATATAGACTTCGTTACAAATGATTTTTCTCTCGCTTTATTAGCGAATCAATTCTTGGGTGATGGCTGTATTAAAGCTATAGCTCCCGCCGAAGAATATACAGGATATATTGAAGTGAGCGTGAGTGATAGCTCAGTAGCAGATATATATCAAGATAAAAACCCTTATGGTTTATTATGTGGAGAATACTTGATAGTACGAGAAGAAGATAAAGTAGCAGATGTCTTAGTGTGGCAAGGAGACTCATATAGACATTTAAATTACAACTCTTTTACTTCTGATTGGTTTGGTGAAGTTATTCCTTATAAAAATGATATTTATCAAAAATTATTATTTGATAGTTTGTGTAACAATACCATGACTATTATTAGAGGTAAAGCTGGAACAGGAAAGTCTTATACTGCAATGGCTTATCTTATGTATGCGTTAGAAAAAGGCATTATAGACAAAATAGTTATTCTATGTAACCCTGTCGCTACTAAAGACTCGGCTAGACTTGGCTTTTATCCTGGGTCTAAAGAATCTAAACTTCTCGATTCATAGATTGGTAATTTCTTGATTGGTAAATTCGGCGGTTGTGAAGCAGTAGAGAGACTGATAGAAGAAGGCACTTTGATATTGATTCCTGCTTCTGATTGCAGAGGACTGGATATAGGTAGTAGAGCTGGCGTATATATCACAGAAGCGCAAAATACTACTATAGATTTAATGCAACTTATGCTTTAGCGGATTGGAGAGAATTGTATCTGTATCGTTGAAGGCGATGATAAAGCACAAGTTGATTTAAAGGTATATGAAAATAATAATAATGGTCTGCGGCGGGCCTCGGAAGTATTCCGCGGCGAACCTTACTATGGAGAGGTAACTCTTCAAAATTGTTATAGGTCTAAAATAGCTGCTAGGGCAGAATTAATGTGAGAATGAAAAGGCAAACTAACTGAAAAGTTAGGACGCAAAGTTAGGAAGCTAAAGTATTAACTAAGCTAGTCCGACTACCAAACTCATACTTCAAAATTAAAGGAGATGAGTTATATGGCAAAACGTTTTGTCCCTATTTTTTTAGGTATTTTATTATTTTGTACGCCAATAGCATTAGCGGCTGAGTCCGAAACAGAAACTATTAATTGGTATGTAAATCTTAATGGTTAGATTTTAGACTCAGCCGCTGATGGAGTTAATAATAGACCAATATCTAGTTTTACAAGTGCTTTAAGTGATTCTGAAAGTTAGATTACTATAGATGAAGAAGCTTGGAATAATTGGATAGAAAGCGAAACTGAAATTACTATGAATGGAGAAGTTACTACTATTACTAATAAAGATTATATATCTTCCTTTAATGGTACTTATGCTATTATAGGAAATTCATCAGAAAATAGTTAGGTAATTAGCCAAGTAATTGAAGGATTAGTAGAAACCATGGTAGAAAATCCATTAACCAAGCAAGAAGCGATAGAAGCTGTTTAGAAATCTTTAGAGACAAAAACCATTATAACGCTTAATGGTGAATATGTAGATAAAGATTTGCTAAAAGAGTATGACGAGGATGGAAATCCTGTGTTTTATGATATAGAATGGTATACTTTAAAGAAAGCAGAAAGTTCATCTGACCCAAATCCATGGCATATTGATGGAAATATTATAGCTAATATGGATGCTATTAAGAACTATAATAGTATTACATTACAATATATTTTATTAGATGGAGATTTAAATCCAGAAGATACTCTTCCTTATAGTGGAGATATAGTTTATTATACTAAATCAGAAGAAGGAAAAGAAATAACCATAGGCTATGATGAATCTACGAGACAATTTTATTCTACAGAAGATAAAGTTATAGATGGAATAACCTATAAATTTTCCGGATGGTCTACTGATGAAGAGCAAACTAATATCTTAACTGATTCTACTTATAAACTAATAAGCAATACTACTTTATATGGTAAATGGATCAAAGCTGAAAAAGAAGAAACTCCATAGATTCCTTCTAGTTCTAGCTCTAACAATAAACCTATAGTAAGTAAGCCAATTTAGACTCCTCTTCCTGATGAAACGTTACCCACGGAAGAGGAGCCTATTATTGAGGAAGAAATTCCCCGTAAAGAAGAATTTATTATCGAAGAAGAAACCTCAGATTTAGAGAACGAAGAATTTATTATCGAAGAAGAAACCTCAGATTTAGAGAACGAAGAATCAATAGCTAAAGAAACAGATACTATTAAATCTACTACAACTACTATTTTAGATACAACAATTCCACTTGCGGAGGTACCTTAGACTGGAGACTCTAGTTATGTTTATATAGTCTTGAGTATAATCGCAAGCCTAGGAATTATATACTTGTTAAGAAGAAAATGAGAAGCGCTTTATGTGCTTCTTTTTTTTCTTTTGAAAGGAAGTGAAATAATGTTAAATATTACTAAGAAAACTAGTACAACAAATACTACATCTTTGCCTAATCGTTCAATTAAATATATCGTAATTCATTATACAGCCGGTGTGACTTCTAAAGCTGGTACTGCGGCAAGCACTGCGTCTTATTTTAGTAATGCTAGCGTAAAAGCCTCAGCAGATTTTATTGTGGATGATGGAACTATAGTCTAGTTTAATCCTGATATAGCTAATAGATATGCTTGGCATTGTGGTGGTTCTAAATACGCTACTAAAGGTGGTTCACTCTACGGAGTAGCTACTTTAAAAAATACTATTGGTATTGAGATTTGTTCTACCAATAAAACTGGCAAGATGACATATGCTAATGACTCTAATTATTATTTCAAGGATGCTGCACTTAATAATGCTGTAGACTTAGTGAAATATTTAATGGATAAGTATAATATTGATGTTAATCATGTTATTCGTCATTACGATGTAAATGGTAAATAGTGTCCTGGCATCGTTGGTTGGAACGCAGATACAGGCGATGAAAGTCAGTGGTTAGCTTTCAAAAAGAGATTGACTACAACTACTACAGCTAGTTCTAATACCACTACTAATCAGGCGAAATCGCAAAAGGAGGAAGAAATCGTGACTCAAGAAGATTTTAACAAGATGATGGATGTATACCTAAAATCTTTAGCCGAAAAGGATCCTAGTTCTTGGAGTAGCGCAGACCGCACATGGGCAGAGAGTAATAATCTTATTACTGGCTCAGACGGTAAAATGCAGTATAAGAAATTCTTAACTCGTGAAGAGTTTGCAGCGGTGCTACATAGATATTATGAGAAATTCAAGTAATAAAGAATTTTCTAAAACACTACTAGTCCAAGAATCTATTTTAATTTGGATTATGACTATATCTTTCATTGCTCTTGCTTTTATCTGCATATTTAAAGGTTATACAGGTTCTTTGCCTTGGCTATCTGCAATGTCAAGTTTACCTTGGGGCGCTTATGCAGTAAGTCAAGCTTTTTATTATTCTAAAGCAAAAGCAGAGAATACCGCAGGCGGATTGAAGTTTGAGACTATAATGAAAGATATGAATTCTAGCGCTGAAGATTTAGATGATGTTACTCCCGACATCTGATTATTAAGGGCGGAACTAAGTTCCGCCCTTTTTATTTTTATTTGAAATTCTAAAAAATTTGTTGTATAATTATTAAAGAAAAGTGATAGAGAGGACTTCCAATCATTCATTTCTCTTTCACTTAACAAAAATATTATAACTTAGTAAATTTAAAATTTCAATCTAAGGAGGTTTATACCATTAGATGAAAGATAATAAAAATCTATATGATGAAAATTCTATTCAAAGCTTAGATCCTAGGGAGTTTACACGCTTGAGGCCTGGTGTCTACGTAGGTAGCACTGAGTATTCCACACAGCTTTTAATCGAAATTATTAGCAATGCTGTTGATGAATTTCGAGCTGGTAATGGGTCTAAAATTGAAGTAAAAGTAAATGATGATAATGTTATTGAAGTTAGAGACTATGCACAAGGTTTCTTGATTAATAGTGTGCGGGAAGATGGTAAAACTGTCCTTGAAGCTAGCTTTAGTGTACTTAATACTAGTGGTAAATATAGTGAAGATGGCGTATATGAAGGTACTGCTTTAGGTCTTAACGGTATTGGTTCTAAGCTTCCTACCTTTTTAAGTCATTGGCTTGAAGTTACTTCTTATCGTGATGGTAAGATGGAAAAAATCAGATTTGATGAAGGTATCTTTACATCGAGAGAAGTGACAGATACAGAGCAGCCTTCCGGCACTTATGTAAAATGGCTTCCTAGTGAAGAGTTCTTTGACCATCCCGAGGTTAATGAAAAAGTAATTAAAGACTTACTTGAGGTTTTAGTTTGTCTTTGTCCTGGACTTACTATTGAATATACTAGTCATGGAGAAACTACAAAGTATTATTCTAAGGAAGGCTTAAAGAATTTAGTAGACAAAGCAGTTAAAGAAAAGGAAATTCTAAAGAATCGTTTTACTATCAATCATACAGAAGGTAAGTATAGTATTGACCTAGTAATGACGTATACTGATTCCTATTCTTCTACTATTGTTCCATATGTGAATACTGGTCTTACTGATTCTGGTCCCCATATTTCTCAGATTAAAACTATTCTAACTAGAGAAATGAATAAGTTTTTTAGAGATAAAGGATGGCTTAAAGATAAGGATAGTAATCTTTCTGGCGATGACTGCCAAGAAGGTATGTATTTAGCTTTTAATATTTCTGCGCCTGGTGTTTCTTATGATGCACAAACTAAGTCTAGAATTGTAAAGCTAGATATGAAACCCTTTAACGGGATCATTACTGAATCTCTCCAGTATTGGTTTGCAGCAAATGAAAAAGAAATTAAAAACATTGCGGACAAGGCTTTAAACGCCCGAAGAGCGAGAGAAGCTGCACGCAAAGCTCGAGATGCCGCACGAGACCCTAAGAAGAAAGAAACCGGTCTTAAAGCTAAGATGCAACTCAGTAATAAGTTCATTGATTGTGTGAACAAAAAACCTGAAGAACGCACGCTGCTTATAGTCGAGGGGCTAAGCGCCGGGTCAGCTGCAGTTGAAGCGCGTAATGCCAAGACTGATTGCATCTATATGTTAAGAGGTAAGATTATTAGTCCTCTAAAAGCTAGTTTAGATAAAATTCTAGCTAATCAAGAGATGTCTGATATCATTAGAGTTATTGGTGCAGGATTCGGTGATGCTTTTGATGTTTCTAAAATGAATTTCAATAAGATTGTTATCACCAGCGACCAAGATAGCGATGGAAGTGCGATTGAGCTTTTGCTTATTACATTCTTTTGTACTTATATGCGGCCGCTCGTGGAAGCTGGTAGATTATATCGAGCTGTAACTCCTCTTTATATCATTAGACAAAAAGGCGAAGAGTATTATTGTTATTCTGACGCAGAATTGGAGGATTGGAAGAGTCATAATTCTGGAAGTTATGAATTACTACGAGCCAAGGGCTTAGGAGAATTGAACCCAGTTGATTTGCAGAAGGTGTGCTTTGAGAATGAAAGATACAAACAACTAACAATTTCTGATTTAGAAGAAACTATTAAACTGCTAGAAGTTTTAGAAGGTCCTGCAATCGAGCCTCGTAGACAATATATCTATGATAATGCTACAGAACTTGGTTTTAGCTTTGATTAAGGAGGAAATTTAATGGCGAATATTACAGAAGTAGATATTTTAGATGAATCGAAAGAATGTTTTTTAACCTATAGTTCTGAGGTACTTACAGATCGTGCAGTGCCAGCCGCAGAAGATGGTCTCCTTTCCGCACAGCGTAAAATCTTGTGGACAATGGAAGATTATTTGAAAATGGATTCTAAAAGCAAGACTAAAAAGTGTAATGCTCTAGTCGGGTCTACTCTAGCGACCTCGTATTTTCACGGCGATCAAGCTTGTTATGGTGTGCTTTGTAAGATGTCCCAAGAATTTCTTATGAGGTATCCGCTTATTACAGGTCAAGGTTCTCTTGGTACTCAAGAATCTAATGACATGAAAGCTAGTTCGAGATATACAGAAGCTAAACCTTCTATCTACGCAGACTTGATGATGGGTGATTATAAGAAGAATGTAGTACCGACAAAAGAAACTTACAATGGCGAATTTATGGAGCCTGTTGTTTTGCCTTCTCTTTTCCCTAATGCAATTTGTAATGGTAGACAAGCTATTGGCGTCGCATTATCTCATTCTAGTGTACCTCATAATCTAACTGAAGCCTGTAATGCTATTATCGCTTATATTGAGGGTAAAATCTCGAATGTAGATGAATTAATGCAATATATGAAAGGACCTGACTTCCCGCTTGGCGGTACTGTTATCAATAGTTCTGTGATTCGTGAAGCTTTTAGAACTGGTAAGTCTAAAGTTTCTGTAAAAGTCCGAGGAAACTATGAAGTAAATAATGATGAAATTATTTTTACTACAATTCCTTATAGAACTTACCGTGATAAAATTAAAGAACAAATCAATAAGAACGTCGAGGAATTAGAAAAGTATTTTGATGATTTCAGCGATGAATCAAATGTAGGCAAGAACAGACTAGTTTTTAAGATAAAGAGCGGGGTTAATGCGGCAAAGGCTTTAAATGTGCTTTTTGCTAAGACCGACTTGCAGACTACTGTATCCTATAACATGAATTACATTGTTAATGGTACGCCTAAACTTTGTTCTATGTTAGATCTAGTAGATGCTTATGTTAAACACCAAACAAATGTTCTACTCGCCGCCACTAAGTTTGATAAGGAAAAAGCCGAAGCAAGAGCACATATCTTAAGAGGTCTACTTGTAGCATTAGATAAAATTAATGAAGTTATTGAACTTATTAAGAAAGCAGAAGGAAAGAAAGATGCTAATGCTAAGTTAGTAGAATTTCTTGGTATTGACGAAATTCAAGCTAATGCCATCCTTGATATGAAGCTTGCTAAGCTAACTCGGATTGATAAGCAAGAGCTAGTAGATGAATTAAAACAGAAGGAAGAGATAATCGAGGAATGTGCGCGGATTTGCGAGAATGAAAGCTACAGAAATCAAGTCCTCATTCAGAAAGTAACGAGCCTTAAAGAGAAATATGGCGACGAGCGCCGCACAAAGCTGGCAGACATCCAAGAAGAAAAGCTTGAAAAAGCTAAGCCTGAAATTGTGCCAGAGGATTGTGTTGTAAATATCTCTAAGTCTGGATATATTAAGCGTATTCCTAGTAAGTCTTATAAGACTTCTCGTAGAAATACTGTAGGAGCCAAGAACGAAGATGTCATGGTATATACAGCTAAGACAAATACTGTAGATACACTTCTTATCTTTTCTTCTGCTGGCAAAATGTATAGACTTCCTGTCATTGATATTCCTGAAGCTACTAATGCGACCAAGGGGCTATTACTCACGAGTTTAGTCGACTTCGAAGCTGGCGAATCCGCAATGGCTTATACTGTGTTAAATGACAATAGTACACCTAATTACGTATTCTTCGGAACTGCGGATGGAACGGTTAAGAAAGCTAAGTTTGAAGAATTTACTTCTACTAAACACTCTAAAGGTGTTAAGGCTTTAAAGCTGCGGGAAGGTAATTTCCTTACTTCTGTTGATTTTATGTGTGATGAAGATATTCTTCTTATTTCTAAGAGAGGTATGATTATTCGATTCGCTACAGAAGATATGCCACTTTCTTCGAGAACTGCGATGGGCGTTAAGGGTATTAAGCTTAATGATGGTGATGAACTGGTTGCTTGCGTACCTATTAGAAAGCCTTATCTTGCGGTCGTGACGGCTGATGGCCACGGAAAGCTTGTTGATATGGCGGAGTTTAACACGCAAGGTCGAGGCGGCAAAGGAGTAAAATGTACTAATGGAGTTGACATTGGCGGAGTAGCTCAAGTTGACTTAACTAGCGATATCCTCATTACCGGCGACCGCAGTTCTGTACGGGTTTCCGCCCAAGAGTTTCCGCAGTATAGTAAAATGATGCTTGGAAATTTGGTTATTAAGAACAATGATACAGTGACTTCTATTACCGAAATTTAAGGAGGCATTATGCTCGATAAAGAAAAGATTGCAGAATTATATCCAGGTGCAGAAGATCTTATGCTCGAGGCGCAGCTCATTTGGAAGCTGCCTTCGGGCAAAGAAGATATGTTTGAAAAAGTTTGCGAATCTGGAGAATACTTTCTTACAGAAAAGATTGATGGTGCTTTATATCAATTTGTAAAAGTTGAAAATGGAGCATATCTATTCGGTAGAACTATTAGCAAAACTACTGGGTTACTTACTGAAAAACTAGATAATGTACCGCATATTAGAGAAGCGCTTTCTGTATTACCTTCTTCTACTGTTCTGATTGGTGAAATCTACTATCCGGGCGGGACATCCAAGAATGTAACCAGTATTATGGGTTGTTTGCCGAAGAAAGCAATAGAAAGACAGAAGGATAATCCTATTCATTATTATGTCCATGATATTATTTTTTGTAATGGAGAAGATTTAACTGGAATTGGGGCAGAAAATAGATATAACATTTTAGCTTCTTTGTGGAAAGAATATAATCTTGATTCTTATGATTTCTTGCGGCTGGCCGAGAAAAAGGATAAAGATTTTCAAGCTATTCTTGCTAATATTCTAGCTTCTGGCGGAGAGGGTATTGTTCTTAAAAAGAAGGACGCGGTATATACTGCCGGAAGGCGCCCAGCTTGGAGTAGTATCAAAGTAAAAACTGTAGATACTATTGATTTAGTCTGTACAGGACTATGCAAGCCAACTAAAGAATATACCGGCAAAGAATTAGAAACATGGCCTTATTGGGCTAGGGGTGAAGAGTTAATTAACGAAAATAAATATGGTGAAGAAGGATGGGAACCGATTACTAAGCCATATTATTTAGGCGTAATTACCTCTATGGAGATTGGCGCATACCATAATGGTAGTCTAGTTAAAATTGGTACTGTATCTTCTGGTTTTACAGATGATGATCGTGCTCAAATGACTTTTTATCCTGAGAGTTTTATCAATCATGTATTTAACTTTTCTTGCATGAGTATTGATAAGAAGGAACATACTCTGCGGCATCCGGTGTATGTAGGTCCTAGGCCAGATAAGAATCCGCAAGAGTGTATCTTAGAAGAAGTGTTTAGTTGAATATGGAAAATAAAAATGATATAATTTATTGTGAAAAGTGTAGATGGTGGGCCGCAGAGGAACAAGTTTGTTGTAACGCAGACAGTGAGCATTGCGCAGACTTCACTTGTCCTTATGAATCCTGTTTATACTTTGAATTGAAATAATAAAAAATATATATTATAATAATTACAGAAAGGTTAAGAGATGACTAAGAAACAACTCCGCAAAATCGCGGATGAAATCATCTAGCTAGACAAAGTCTATAATGATGAAGAATCTACCCATGAGTAGAAAGCAAGAGCAGAAAAACGAATGTCACAAATAACTAATATGCTGATGTGTCTACCTAATGGATTAGAATTACTAGATGAAGTCGATTACCTAATAAGTAAAAAATATAATTAATAAAAGGAGAAAATTAACATGGCAATTTCTGAGAATAGCAAGAAGGTTATTAGTATTCTGCAGGCTAATGCAGATAAGGATCTGGTGGCAGCCGATATTGCAGATGCTCTGGGTCTGACTACTAAGCAGGTGAATGGTGCTTTTACTTCTTCTCTGCAGAATAAGAAGATGGGCTACCGTGAGGAGTGCGAGGTTGAGCTGCCTGATGGTACTCATAAGCGTGTTAAGTTCCTGCGGCTGAATGAGGCTGGCATGAACTATGATGTGAACTCTGAGGGCTAATAAAGGAGATAGTAAGGAGAGAATGGCTTAGTTTCATTCTCTCCTTATCTAAAATAAAATATGGATATTGTAGCTTGTATTCTTGCTTTTGCATTTTGTTTTTTAGCAGTTTATGCCTATAGTTTAAAGTAGGATGTTAAAAAAACTGTTAAATTCAATGCGAAGTAGGCAGAAGAAAATAAACAATTAGAATAGACAGCAAATGACTTAAAAAATACAATAGAAAATTTAACTTTAGAAACTTCAAAAGTAAAAAGTGAATTAAAAGATAAACAAGATTCTTTACTATATATTTCTGATTAGATTATACACTCTGAAAAGCAACAGAAGGATTTAGTAAATGACCAAGCTGAACGTCTAAGAATAGCAGGTCAAGCTGAGAAAGAAAAATTACAAAGAGAATATGAAGATTACCGGGATGAATTAAGATCAAAGCTAGAGAGTTTTAAAGATGAAATCTCATTAAAACAAACTTCTATTTAGAATTCTATAAAAGAAGAGGAATCTAAGTTAGCGGAATTGCGGGCAAAGTAGGATACATACCTCTAGGAGCAATAGAGAAAAGAAGAAATGCTTCGTAAGAAAGATTATTATCGTTTATGTATCTCTGATGCGGAAATTGCGGATGTGCAAGCTTTGAGGAACTTTCAATCTACCTTCTCGCGCAAAGAAGCTATAGATAAAATTTTATGGGATATTTATTATAAACCTGCTTTTGACGTTCTTTCTTCACATTTGTTTGAAGGAACCAGCAAGGTTTGTGGAATTTATAAAATTACTTGCTTAGATACCGATAAAGCTTATATAGGTCAAAGTGTGGATATACGAGAACGCTGGCGGCAACATATCAAGTCTGCTTTATCTCATGAGTCTACTTAGAATAAACTATATAAGGGCATGAAGGAATATGGCGTTCATAATTTTACTTTTGAAATACTAGAAGAAGTACCTAGAACGAAATTGAATGAACGAGAAGTCTATTGGATTGATTTCTATAGAACTCAAGATTTTGGATTCAATGGAAATAAAGGCGGTAGTTAATGGAAATTGAAAATATTTATGCAGATGGTTTTGAAGCAGCAATTCGAGGTATGAGGAATCCTATGAACTCCTGGGATCGTAGTGACTCAGCTTATATTGTAGATTTTTATATGAAATCGTTTAATTCTAAAGTAAAAAGAATTTATGATTTATATGAAAATCCTGATTTTACTTTTGAAGAGTTTAAGAGAAATGGTTCTCTTGAGAGTGAGGTTTATGATTTAGGTTATTTCATTGGGCCTAACGACATGGATTTGGCGTGCCGATTGGTAAAATCTGGAAGTGAGCACCGCAAGTTCCTTAGACAGATTAATGTATCTATGGATATTACAGCACCGATTTATTTCTGGAAGGAAATGGACACCTATAAGCTCGGTACAACGTCGAATAGTACTTCGACAATGCACAAACTATTAGAAAAAGAATTTACTCCTGATATGTTTGAACTATCTGGGTTACGTGGTTATAAAAAATATATTCCACAAGAAATTGTATATAATGAGAATGAAGAAATATGGAAAGATTACCCATATGGGAGACTATATGAAGTAAGTAACCAAGGAAGAATTAAAAGAAAGTCTTATACTACTAATAATAATCATACTTTACCAGAAGTTATTTTAAAATGGCAATATAGCGCGGATGGATATGCTTACGTGGGAGTAAATACCGATAAAACTGATGGGAAACTTAAAAATAGAAGAGTTCATGTTTTAGTTGCTGAAACTTTTTTAAATAACGATAATCCAGAAGAAAAAACTCAAGTTAATCATAAAGATGGAAATAAATTAAATAATATAGTATCAAATCTTGAATGGGTAACTCCTAAAGAAAATTGTATTGATAGATCTAAAAATGGACTTCAACCTGCGAAAACATATACTTATAAAGGAAAATTAACGAAAGAACAAAGAGAAGAAATTTTATTTAGACTATCTACTGAAAGAATTAGCCGCAGGGCAATAGCAAAAGAATATAATGTTTCGCATACTACAATAAATTCTTTAGTCAATGGAGATTATGATTATGGAGAACATTATATTAATGAATATGATGATTTTTTAAAAATTATTGATAAATTAAATTTACTTAGAGATGAATATTTAGAAACTAAAGATAAAGAGGTATGGAAAAGTATCATTGCTATGTTGCCTGAAAGTTGGTTGCAGACGAGAACTTGGTCAGCAAATTACGAGGTTCTAAGGAATATTTGCCATCAACGCAAGGGGCATAAGCTAAGTGAATGGAAGTATTTCTATGATACTATTGCTACAGAAGTTCCTTATGCGAAACAATTTATAATTGATTAAAAAATAAATAAATGATATAATAATTAAAAAGATTAAGGAGAAAAAGAAATATGGCTAAGAATAAGTTTGTAAATAGTGTTTATATTGAAGGTTATCTCTATGAGCATAAGCTTGAAAAGAAGGTTACTGGTCCTAACTCTAAGAAGCCCGGAACCGACTATATTAGAGGTACTATTAGCATTGCTACTGATGAAACCTTTATGAATGTTATTAGTGTTTACTTCTCTTACATTGATAGTTCTAATAACAATTTCTCGATTCTTGATGGTATTGTTTCCGGTCAGTATCCTTATGTGATGAAGGATGGTAAGGAGAATCTCACTTGTCTGAGAGTCAATACCAATATTGCATTGAATGATTTCTATACTAGAGATAATGAGTTTGTTTCCACTAAGAGAAATGAGGGTGGCTTTATTCATCTGATTAATCCTAGTGAACTCAAGTCTGATGTCAAGAAGCGGTCTGAGTTTGAAGCAGATATTATTATCAATGGTTTTACTCGAAAGGAAGCCGATGAGAGCAAGAATCTACCTGAGAAGGGTATCGTGAAGGGTGCAGTCTTTAATTGGCGTGGTGACATTCTTCCTTGTGAACTTAGTGTCCTGAATCCTAGAGCTATTGACTATTTCGAGAGTCTTGAGCCTTCTACTGGGAATCCTGTGTTTACTCGGGTTAAGGGTGTTGAAATTTCTCAGACTACTACTCGTACTATTGAAGAGGAATCTGCCTTCGGTGAACCTAGTGTGCGCGAGGTCGTTTCTTCTTATAAGGATTATGTAATTAATTGGGCGCAGCCTGAACCCTATATCTGGGATGACGAGAGTACCATTACTGCTGTGGAGCTGCAGGAGAAGATTACTAAGAGAGAGATTGACCTTGCCGCAGAAAAGAAGCGGACTGAAGATTGGAGAAATTCGCAGAATAGTGCTAGTGCATTTACTGTAAATAAGAACGAATACAATTTCTAAGGAGGCTGAATAATGGCTATTAATCTTCTTAATGTTCAGCCTCATAAGGTTTCTCGAGATCTGAGCGGCTATATTACTTTTTTATTTGGCCCTGCAAAAAGCGGAAAGACGACCTTCGGCACTCAAATGCCAGGTCATCTTCTCCTAGCTTTCGAAAGAGGATTATGAATAACGCTTATGTTTCTTCTTATAAAAACAAATATTCTTTAACAGAACTTGGAAAGGATTACCTTCAAAAGCATTTGGAGAAAGGAGAAAGCTATAAAACTATAGCAAAAGAATTTGATATAAATCCTGATACTTTAAGTACTTTAGGTAAAAAATATGGTATTCAAAAAGATAATAGAAGAAAATTTTCTTTAAATGAATCATATTTTAAAAAAATAGATACTAAAGAAAAAGCTTATTGGTTAAGATTTTTATCAGCGGATGGCTCAATTAGCGAAGATAGGGGTCGAGTAGATATTACTTTGCAGCCTCAAGACGAAGAGCATTTAGAAAAATTCTTAAAAGCTGTTGGCTCTAATAAAAAAGTAACTCATAGTGCTTCGCAAAAGGGTAAATTTCCAAATGTTTATATTCATCTTAATAGTGTTAAAATGGTAAAAGATTTAGTAGTTTTAGGTTGTCATCAAAATAAAAGTTTAGACTTAGAATATCCTACAGAAGAAAAAGTACCTAAAGATTTACAACTTTATTGGATTCTAGGATATTATGATGGAGATGGCGGGATTACTTATTCAGAAGATACTAAAAGATATAAAACATATTTTACAGGAACTTATGAAGTAATTTCTAAAATTAATGAATTTTTGGGATATAATAATTCTATTCGCCAAGAACACAGATGTACAAATAATACTTATAAAGTTGAATATACAGAAGGAAAAACAGATGAATGGCTTAGTAAAGCTTATGATTCTGATACTAAAAAGTTTTGTTTAAAAAGAAAATTAGATAAATTTGAAAATGCGTTTACAGTCCGTAATACAAAGTGATTTGTATTAACGCCAAGAATTGAACTGCGGGAAACCCCTTAGAGCTTTAATAACCAAACTATCATAGTAATATAGATAGCGGCGAGGGTAACGACTAAGGTATGGTAAAATCATTAAAGATTGGGCAATCCGCAACGAAGCTTCCAATTTGGAAGAACGCTCAACGACTATCCAAATGGCGACGTGAAATACGTCTATAGGAGTAGGGCCTTAATGGTGGGTGAGAACCCCTTAAATCGAAGTGGTTCGCTTCTTTAAAAAAGAAGAAAGATATAGTCTATTCTTATAGGAAACTATAAGTAGTAAAGATAACGCAATACCGGGCGCGATGGCTCAAGACATTACATCTTGGGGCGAGATGAAGCAAGTCTTGCGAGAGTTGAAGAAGCCAGAAGTTAAAGAAACTTTCCAGAGTGTTATTGTGGATACCGCTGATATTGCTGCTGATATGTGTCAGAAGTATATTTGTAATCAGCTTGGAATTGACAATATCGGAGATGGCGGATGGACTAATAATGGCTGGAGTAAATATAAAAAGGAGTTTGAAGACACTTTTAGATCTCTGGCTCAAATGGGATATGCAATCGTGTTTTTGTCCCATGACAAGGAAAAGACAGTTAAGCCGCAGAACGGAGCTGAATATCAGCAGATTGGTTCCTCTATTCAGAGTTCTGCACTTTCTATCATCGAAAATATGAGCGATATTATTGCTTATGCACACCCTAAGATGCTAGCAGATGGTACATCTCGCATGGTACTTACTCTTCGCTCTCCTGATAATAGTATTCGGTGCGGTTGCCGCTTTAAGTATATTGAACCCGAGATTGACTTTTCTTACGAAGCTCTCGTTTCCGCTCTTAACAAGGCTATTGACAAAGAAGCAGAAATGACTGATGGTAAGTATGTTACTAATGAAAAACAGCAGATTACCGCTGCTAAGGAATATGACTTTGAAGGCATGATGAGTGAGTTCCAAAACCTCGTTGGTACGCTTATGGAGCAGAATCAGTCTAATGCAATGAAGATTACTGCTCTTGTTGAGAAATATCTTGGTAAAGGCAAGAAAGTTGGAGATTGTACTCCTTCTCAGTGTGAACAGTTAGAGCTGATTCTTTTGGATATGAAAGATATGGTTGAATAAAATGAGAAAGCAAGGGCTTTGAAGCTCTTGCTTTTCTTATTATAATATGATATAATATTTATATAAATTAAATGGAAAGGAGGAATATGTATGGCCAAAAGAATGTTAAAATGTTATTATTGCCAAGAACCATTTGATGCTAATGAAGTTGAATTTGTTAAGGTTAGATCGAATAGATATGCCCATAAAGCTTGTGCGGAAAAGGGTGTAAAGATTAAAACTCCAGAAGAGCAAGATCTTGAGAATTTGTATAGTTATATTAAGCAACTATTCGGATATGAAACTATTCCAGCGGTAGTAACAAAGCAAATTAAGCAATATGCTAAAGAATATCATTATACTTATTCTGGGATGCTTAAAACTTTAGTTTATCATTATGAGATTAAACATGGCGATTTATCTAAAGCAGAAGGCAGAGTAGGAATTATCCCATATCAATACGACGATGCAGCTAGATATTACTACTCTATATGGCTCGCGCAACAGCAGAATGATAGTATAGATTTAGATGAATATATACTTCCGACTAAGACCATTCATATATCTTCTCCTGAGCGAGAAATAATGAAACGGAGAAATAATTCTTTTTCTTTCCTAGAGGAGGAGTGAAATGAGCGATTACATTGATACTACTGCTGTTATTCAGGTAATTGGATGCGTGTTAAATACTCCTTCTATCTTGGATGAAACAGATAAATATACTATTACTGATGAAGATTTTGCACAAGAGTTTCATAGAATTGTCTTTGGTAGTATTTATAATATTCATTCTAGTGGTAATGACGTCACAATAGATAGTATTATAGATTATTTAAGCAACAGACCGAAATATGATGCAATCTTTCATCAGAATAAAGGTCCTGAATATCTAGTTAAAATTTCACAAATAGCTACTCAAGATACTTTTAATTATTACTACAATAGATTAAAGAAATTCACTCTTATGCGGGCGTATGATAATTTTGGCTTAGATATGCGTCAGTTCTATGACCCAACTAATGTGTTAGATACAAAAAAGAAGCAACAGCAAGAAGATTGGTTAGATAACATTTCACTTGCGGGAATAGCTGAAATGATTGACGCTAGTATTGATGACATTAGACTAAGATGTGTTGATGACGATGGGACTGAAGGCTATCAAGCTGGTGATGATATTCTCGCGCTTATCCAGGATTTGGAAAAACATCCAGAAGTTGGAATCCCGCTCTACGGGCCTCTTATTAATACGGTTACTAGAGGCGCGAGACTTAGAAAATTTTATCTTCGTTCAGCAGCTACGGGGGTAGGTAAAGCTATCCCGAATGACACAATTATTCCGACTCCTGAAGGCAATAAACGTGTAGACGAAATTAAACCAGGTGATTATCTTTTTGGAGATGATGGCAAGCCTACGAGAGTACTTAAAACCCACCCGCAGACAGAAAAGAAGCAAGTTTATATTGTCGAATTTTCTGACGGACGAACTGCGAAATGCTGCAAAGATCATTTGTGGGAATACCAATACGAGTCTCATAGAGGTTACAGCTCTAGGGTTGAATCAGTTCAACAGATTATTGATAGAACTCTTAAATTGAAAAATGGTTTTAAAGATTCTTCTAATAAAGGATTTAGATTTAGAGTCAAATTAAATGAACCGGTAGAATATGAAGAAAAAGAGCTTCCAATCGATCCTTATGTTTTTGGTTTAATGCTTGGAGATGGTAGTTTTAGATATAGAAATTCTAATAAAGAACTTATATTCTCAAGCGCAGATGAAGAACTTCCTACATCTATTGCTAATATTATGAATTGGACCTATAGAAAAACTAGCGATTTTAATTATAATTATGTTTTCTTTGATAACAATACTGGAAAGAAAATTTGGGTTGAAGATTTTATTTCTATGTATCCAGAATTAATGAATGTTTATTCTCAAAATAAATTTATCCCAGAAGAATATATGACAGCTAGTATTCAACAGCGTTATGCTTTACTTCAAGGGCTAATGGATACTGATGGAAGTATTGACAAAGACAAGGGACGTACAAGTTTTACTAGTACTTCTAAAGTGATGATTGACCAAGTAGTTGATTTGTGTCATAGTCTTGGTTTTATTACAGGCATTATAGAGGATTCTCGCTCTGAGAAATATACAGAAAGTTGCTATACAGTTCGTATTCAATGTAAAAAGGAAAATAAAGTTAATTTATTTAGACTTTCTCGTAAAGTAGAAAGAGCTACTAAATATGCAACTTCTACTAAAAGAAATGAACATAAAGACTATATAGCAATAACTAATATTTATCCTATTGAAGAATATTCCGATATGACTTGTTTTACTGTTGATAATAATTCTCATCTTTTCTTAATGAATGATTTTATTGTTACGCATAATACACGAACTATGGTGGCAGATGCCTGTAATTTTGCGTGCAACGAAATCTATGAGCCTGACTTTGGTATGTGGATTAAAAATGGTAAATCTCAACCAACTCTTTTTATCGCTACGGAGCAAGATAAGAGTGAAGTACAAACTATGATGTTGGCTTTTGTTTCTGCTGTTAATGAAGAGCATATCCTGAATGGTCAATATGAAGATGGAGAAAGAGATAGAGTAATCAAGGCGGCAGAAATTCTTAAGCAAGCTACACTATGGATAGAAGAACTACCAGATTTTTCTTTGCAAGATATCGAGAACAAAATAAAAAAAGGCATTAGAGACCATGACGTAAAATACGTGGTCCATGACTACATTCACACTAGCTTAAAAATCTTAAGCGAGATTACGAGGAAGAGC